TCAGTCGCGCATCCAGCGGTCGAGACGGCGATCAAGAGCAGCATCGCTGTCGGTTTGAACTTCATGTCGAATCTCCGAGGATGTTGTGATGGCTTTGTCCTTCGCAGCGTGACGTTTTGTTTGCCATGCGGCCTTGCCGGCAGCCCGACCCCTGAGCCAGGCAACCCCCAAAGCTGCGAACACGGCGCCGACGAGCGACAGCCAGCGGCCGATGGGCGAGAGGATCCAGGCCAGCATCATGCCCCCTGCTCCAGAAGCCTCTGACGGCGCCAGACCCAGATCGCGACGGCGGCTGCCATGACGATCAGCGCAGCAACGAATGCCGGCCTGCCGAGAGACTCGGAGAGCATGGGCATTAAGCCGACCCCCTCCCGGATGACGGGCATAGCTTCGGTTGCCGCCGCCACGGCCCCTGCTCCACCTGCCAGGATCGCGGCATTGGCCTCGCGTGACTGGGTGATGGGCTTGGGCGGCCGAGGCATATCGGGAGCGGTTCGCGCTTCGCCGGCATCGACATGCCTTGGCAATCCCCGCCACAGGGCGGCCTCCGCACGCCGCCGCCGGACCAGCCCCGGAAGCTCCCGACCGTCGGCCTTGGTCCATTTCATGAGCTCGGCCGGAACGGCTTCGAAGGCGCTGGCATTCACCCGCTTCAGCAGGGTCGACCGCCGGAGGGCCGCTGCCCCGCAGTTGAAGGCAAAGGAGACCAGGACATCGAACTGCGCCTGGGTCAGCGGCACCTTGACCATGGCGCGGACGGCCGCTTCAAAGCGTTCCAAGTCATGTTTGAGGATCGCTTCGGCCTCGGCTGCCGTGATCCGCAACCCCTCACGAACCTCAGGGGGTCCCGCCGCCGTCGTGTGGCCGTAGCCGATGGTCCAGATCCCGGCCGGACAGCGATAGGCCTTTAGTCTCAAGCCTTCGAAGGACTTAATCAGCTTCAGGCCGGCGTCACTGGTTTTCATGGGGAACCTCCTCACGGGTTGCGGTTGACAAAGTGCATCCAGGCTCCGGCTGCGAGGGCAAACAGGATGGCGCTGGTGATGATCCGGGCGATGGTCTGGGTGACGGTGCGCTTGGTGTCGCGCCAGGTCTCGAGCAGGCTTCTCAGCTCCTGGACGTCCTTGCCGGCATCCTCGTCATGGAGGCCAACATCGGCCAGGGCGCGCCTGGCACCGGCTTCCGCGGCACGCGTGATCAGGGCCTCGATCTCGGCATCAGTCATGAGAGTGACTCCCGGACGAAAGAAGGGGCGGTAAACCGCCCGGCTCTGAGAAACCGCGGGCAGGTCGCAGGGGTGATGGAGGACACTGGCGCCGGAAGCGCTGGCTGGGGAGGATCGATGACGCAGTGGCAGGTTGAAAAATTCTCCTGCTAGGCAGCGGCCTGTAACCAGGCCTAACCTATGCCATCAACGACGAGCGGGAGTTCATCATGCGCCTGGCTGCAACGTTTCTCGGGTTTCTGGCCCTGACTGTCCCGGCACTCGCGGCGGATTCCTCCAGCATGCAGGTCATCAATCCCAAGGCCCTGTTCCCTGAAGGGCCCGTCATGTCGGGTGGCAAGCTGTTCTACGCCGAGTATGCCGGCCAGACCGTCGATGTCTGGGATGGCGCAACCAACACCCAGATCTGGAAACAGGATGGCTGTGGCCCCTCGGCGGTCGTTCCCCTGGGTGCCGACTTCGGCATCACCTGCTATGACTCGGGTCAGATCGTGGTGATCTCGGCCGACGGCAAGACCTTGAAGTCGCATGATGCTGATGCGAGCGGAGCAAAGCTTCAGGGCCCCAATGACGGGGCGCCAGATGGCAAGGGTGGGGCTTACTTCACATTGTCCGGTCCATGGGAAGCCGGACCGATCGTCGGGCGGATTGTCCACCTCTCGGCAGACGGCAAGCTGACGGAAGTCGCCAATGACCTCCACTATGCCAATGGCATTGCGTTGGGCCCTGATGGGAGGCTCTATGTGAACGAGTCCGAGGCTGGCCGGGTGATCTCGTTCAAGGTCGAGGCGGACGGCTCGCTCTCGGACCGCAGGCTCTTCATTCGCCTCTACCAGATGGGGCAGCCTCCGACAGCCTACCCCGATGGCATCAAGCTCGGACCGAACGGCGATTTCTTCGTCGGCCAATACAGTGCCGGCGAGATCCTGGAAGTGGCTCCCGATGGCACGCTCAAGGCAACTCACAAGGTCCCATCGACTGCCGCACCCAACATGACCTTCAGTGACGACGGCAAGACCATGTATGTCATGGCCGTCGACAATACCCAGGCTGCACCTTACGAGGGCAAGGTCTACGCTGTGCCGCTCCAGTAGAAACAGGTGTCGTCAAGCCTTCCACCGAGGAACCTCGGCATGATTGCTGGCCTTCTGCCGCTTGCTTATGCGACTGCCAGATCGCCCCAGACATCCCAGGTATCGCTCCCCAGATACTTGATGGTCACGACAGCGCCTTCCCCGGCCGTCGCGAGACTTCGACCTGCAACACCATTGAGCGTGACGCCGGTGTCTTCGAGGAAGGTGACCTGGCCCAGAACTGTCGCCTGACGAACGTGGATCTCGCCGCCGATTGGAAAGGCGCTGCCGAAGGCCGGCACGTAGACCGAGACGGCGCCGTCGGCATAGGTGACCCGGACATAGGTGCCGGCCCAGGACACATCGACCGCGGTGACGGCACTTTCGATGACTGGGCCCAGCGGCACGTAGGGCGCCGGCTCCACCATGAGGGCCTCGTAGACAGGTGCGCCATCAATCGCCTTCTCGGGATCGAAGGACTCTGTTGTCCCTGTCGTATGCGGAATCATCACCAGCCAGATCCCGGATCCCAGGACCCGAATGACGTCGTCGAATGCGTAAGCCGTTCCGGTTGCGTAGATCCCGCGCCAGAACATGCCCTGCGGCCTTGAGACCAGCAGCTGGTAGACGGGCTCACCACCGATCACAAGGTTCGGTTCGAAACTGATGCCACTCGTATGCTGCAGCCGCACGACATAGGCGGCATTGTCATGGGTGACAACGTCGTTCCGGGTGTAGAGCGTCTCTGCTGCCCAGCTCCCTCTCGCGTTGAAGGCGGCTACAGGCAGCTTCAGCGGCCCGATGGCACTGCCATCTGACAAATGCACGGTGAATGTCGACCCCGTTGAGGTGACATTGGCAATGCTGACGGCCTCCGGCGGATTGTCCTCGAGTTCGGTCACCCGCTGGTCCAGCCCATGGAAGTTGCCGTCAACCTGCTCGGCTGACAGATCTTCAGCGATCCCCGGCCCCCAAGAACCGGATGTGCGATAGACAATGGCCATGGAGACCTCCCTTGCTATGCGACGGTGAACCTGCCGGTGCGAAGATCGAACTCGATCTCCGCCAGTGTCTCGGGGCTGCTGGAGGCAATGATCCGGGAGATCTCATGCCGCTGCCGCTCCTCGCCATAGGTGAAGGGCGGCCTGCTCTTGATGTAGCTGACGACCGTCAGGAACACCTGGCCTTCATAGGCGTCGGTCTCATCCCAGTACGCGGCGCAGGTGACCGTGACCTTTCCCAGACCGGTCATGGTGCGGACCTCCCGGCCCCAGACCTCGACGGTTTCGGCGCTGCCAATGTCGCCACTCCAGACGATGACGGAGCGGCCATCGTTGTAGATGCTGTCGCTCGCCCCAGCGCCCACGGGCTCGAAACTCCCGACGGTGGTCACCGTGTCGAGATCGCGCGAGTCGGCCCCCGACCAGATGTAGTCGATGACCAGCAGCGCCCGGAGGTCCCAGTTCACCTCGGTTACCTCCTGGAAGGGGTCGAGCTGGACGGGATCACTTTCCGAGCCTGGCATGGCAATTCCCCCTCACCAGCTCAGCTTGAAGGTCCGCTGCACACCGTTCTCGCTCGACGAGAAGGTGATGGTCTTGATGCGGGTCACCATCACGTAGATCTCGGGGTCATCGGGGTTTTCGACCCGGATGTCCTCGGTCTCCCGGCTCACCTCGTCATAGGTGATTGTCTGCTCTTCCGGTTCCGGATCCTCCGGTTCCTCATCGTCCTCGTCGAAGGTGATGAAGTTCCAGGGCACAGGCTGGGGCGTGGTGCCACCGGTGCCCCAGCGGACATTGGCCTCGAGGTCCTCGTTCTCGGGCGGAACCCGCGAGATCCGTTTCTGCAGCCGCCGCTCGGAGACCTGCTCGAACAGGGCATAGGACAGGACCGGAATGGGCATGATGTAGCGAACCTCAGGGGGCTTCGAGGTCAATGGTCTTCGAGACGGCCACCGGCTGGACGGTCAGCCGATAGTCGGTCTGGAAAGGACCACCCTTCAAAGGCTTCAGCGTCAGGTCGATCTGGGTCGGGGTCCGTGCCAGGGCAGCAGACGCCGCGGTGACCGATCCCCAGTCAAGGTTGACCACCTGCCACTGGTCATCGAAGTCATTGTATAATGACAAGGTCTCGATCACGGTCTCCGGCGTCATGTTGAAGAAGTCCGTGCCGTCATAGCCGTCGGTCACAATCGCCGGCGGCGTATAGACCACGTCACTGGTCACAAAGCCGATCTGGGCCCCGTCGGCCTTCTGATAGCCCGGTGCCACGTAGCCCTCGGCCCAGACCGGGTCACCCATTGTGGGCGCAACACTGCCGCCCTTGCCGATGGTGCAGCCCATGACGATGCGGGTGCCCGACTGCCCGGTATCGCCGTTCAGATAGAGCGTGTAGCCGGCAACCTTGCCGATGGCCGCCCCACCGGGAAGTCGGGGATCGGCAATCGACACATTCTTCCGGCAAGACAGGCCAAGACCATGATCGAGTGAGGTCTCGAATGTGATCTCGACCGCCCGAGCGCGTGACAGAAGCTGGGCACGCGCCAGGGCTACAAGGTAGGAGACGCTCTTCAGGCCACGCTCCGTCGGAAAGAAGGACCGCCTGCGAACATCACGAATGGGGGCAAGCCCTCCCGGATCGATCAGCTGATCCACGTCCTCGGACTGAAGCGCAATGGTGATCGTCTCTTCATCCGCGGCGTCGGTCAGGATCTCCTGGGTATCGGCCGTTACCTCGAAGGCAATCGTCTCAATCAGGGTCCGCTCCACCTCGTATTTGACGCTGGTGGACTGGACCAGGGTGATCGCAGGCCACTTGATGTACTGGCCGGTGATGGTCTTTGTTGTGTAATACTGGATGCCGAAAGCTGGAACATTGGCCTCGCAGCGACATGGACCGAAGGTCCAACCGGCGCCGATAGCGTCACCTTCCTTCGGCCAGTCGTCCTGCAAGCCTTGCGAGGTCAGGCTCCTGACCCTCTTGTCGTCGAACAGTCTGGCAATGTCCTTGCTGATGTCGACCGTGCCGCTGGCAACTTGCGTCCACTGGCAGGTCGCCTCGATCCGCACCTTCCGCGCCGGCGGGCCCTTGTAGGCAATCGCGATGCCGTCGAAGAAGACCTCGCCGCCGAGATCGAGAGTCCCGTCCTCGCCGGCGTTGAGGTCCGAAGCCGTCACGGCATGGGTGACGCGATCCGTGTGCCAGAGCATCGGACGAGCTTCCAGCACGACGTCCGGGTCATCCCACAGATCACCCGCGATCCACAGGGGATCGTAGAACGGGAAGACCCGCATCGCATTTGCCACGACTTTCTTGCGCGCATCGAAGTCAGAGGGCCTTGCCACGAAGTTCAGAGTCACCACCTCCTCGCGGATTGCCGTCGGGATCCCGACCAGGCGGCCGTGGAACACGGCCACGCCATCCTTGCCAAACCAGCACCAGCGCTTGCGGCCAGGCTTCAGCAGCCCGACGCGGGGGTTGCGGATTTCGACGGTGAGGGTCGCGAACTCACCCTCCAGATGCGTGAGCTCGAAGGCGAAGACATCCTCATCGATGCGATCGACAAAGGCGTCCCCCTTATCACCCCAGGCAAAGGAGAACGCCATGCTCAGACCTCCTCGAGTTCGAGCGTCCAGCTGGTGGCCGCACCATACTCATCCCTCTCAATCGTGAATCCTACGACCTGCATCACGAGCTGAGGGCGATAGAAGATGAAGCTACCTTCCGTGCGCTGCGATTCGGACACGACAGGTCTTTCCGGCACATCGATTGATGGACAGCAGAGCTCGGCAACACAGCTCACGGTCACCACCCTCCCCGGCCAGACCCCATCGAGGGCCGGCGCCTGCAGATCCCGGCCACGGATGGTCGAGCGATACTTGCGGAACTGCGCCTGCGACAGGTCAACCAGCGTGCCATTCACCGTGCGTCGCTGGCTGCCGGCAGCCTCGATCGGTTGCAGCGTCTGGATCAGACCGCGGGCCGCATAAGGCGGAACACCGATGCCGGTGAGCATGAGGAGAGTTTCATCGGGCATGATCGGGCTCTGCGGCTACAGATTGCGTTCGAATGGGATGGGACCTGCAATCGTTGAAGATTGCGACCAGTGAGAGACAAACCCGCACGGTTTCTCGCCTTGATGCGTTGTATTGCCCTCAGGACTGGAGCGATCTGGATCCTGACTGGCAAATTGGCCAGTCGCTGCGACGGCATACGAAGGACCAGCCGGTGATGGCCCCCTCAACGGCTGGTCCTGTCTGTAGATTGGCCTGTCTGCCGCATGCTGTAGATGCGGTGACCAGGATACCGATCGCGGGACATCGTGACGCAGCTCCGTCGCATGCGAAGCAGGCCAATCCACTTTCCGCGTCGCAAATCGAGGCGTAAGCTGTTTCGACCTTGAGAGCAAACTTGGAGGATCATGCGATGTCCAAGATTCTGAAGTGTGGGGACCTGATGGCAGGCTGTAGTTTCGTGGCCCGCGGAGAAACCGAGAAGGAAGTTCTCCAGGCGGCAGCCGAGCATGCCAAGAAAGCCCACGGGCTCGATGCGACGCCCGAGCTCGTCGAAAAGGTCAAGGCCGCAATCAGGAATGCCTGAGGCCTGAACCTCTGCTAACCTGCGGTCGATGACTGCAATCGCTGGCTCTGCCGTGTCCTGTGCGGAGTTGCTTTGCATTTGGTATGGCACATGGCAGCAACACGACCGGGACGGGTCGAGGTCAATGCCATTCACGCACCGGTCGCTTGCACTGTCGTCCAAAGGGAATAGCATTCCGTCCAGGATTGGCTGGGCGCCAGTCCTTTCGACAGACGGTCGAAGCATGGTCGGGAGGACCGAAGCCGGGATCGATCCGCGACAGCCCCCAGCGGCGGATCGATCTCGACTTTATATCAGGTACATGACTGTCGATCTCCATGCCATGTCCAGTGTTGTCGTGGCCTGCTCGGCTTTGTCTTTGATTTGATCGCCAGTGTTCCGTTCAGTCGACATTCGACGACATAATGACTGACATATCCGATGTCAGGGGTGATTGAATCGGGAAAGCCGGGTGTCAGCTCCCATACCAGCCCGGCTTCCGCCCGAGGGACTGGATCTTCCGTGCTGATGCAAAGCGGACCAACCGCTCCGCCGTCGCATCGGGCGCAAAGAGATCGGCGAAACGCTCCGTGCCGATGACAAGATCGAAGCTCTTGCCGGGAAGAGAAGCACTGCCCGTCGGAGCGATTGCAGGAGTCAGCATCGGCCGTGGCATCATCATCGAGCGGTTGAAGCTTTCGACCAATCCACCGAGGGCAAACTTCGGAACGCCATTCATTCGTGACGGTTTCATGCGAAGGCCATTGATCGCCCGCAGAAAGTCGACACCATACTGCTGTACGGCCGCAGCGCGCACGATGAACTCGCCATGCGACAGGAAGGCCGGAATGCTATCGGAGGTCGAGGTTCCAGGACCCGAAACATAGCCGCCACGCGCGAAACCGTCGCCATCACCGCCGCTGCCTTGTGCCCGGAGCCTCGCGGCCTCCGCAATGGCGTGGCGGATCGAAGCAAGTATGGCCGCGATCGCCCGCTCGATGCTGGCTGCGGCCCGGTTGACAGCATCGGCCACGCCTGTGAATCCTGCCTCAGCGATTCCCCTGATGCCCTGCATGATCTGCTCGATCTGTGCAGATGCCTCGACAAAGGGTTGGACCAGTGCTGCGGCGACAGCTGCTGCACCTTCGATATCGCCCGCAATCTGTGTCGCCCGCGCAATCGCGGCCCGGATCGCCTCGGCACTTGCAACGACGGCCTGGGTGGCACCCGACCAGGCCTGCAGAACATGATCGGCAAGTCCCGTCAGAACTGCCGTCGCACCGCTGACGATCCCATCCCAAATCGGCTGGATCGTTGCCGCGACCGCACTGGCCGCCTCGGTGATGGCCGCCCAGGTCAGTGAGGCCGCCGCGAATATTCCATTCCGCGCCAGGGTGACCGTCTCAGTGATGCCGGCCCAGATGCCGGTCACGACCGTGATCAGCCCTGTTCGTGCGTCTGATAGAACAGTCGTGATGCCGATCCAGACATCGCGCCATGCCGTTGTCAGGCCCGTCCATGCGGTCTGTGACGCGGTCGTGAGGCCGGTCCAGACATCCGAGACAACGGTGACAATACCACCAAGCGCTGTCTCGGCGATGACGGTGAGTCCATCCCATATACTTGAGAAGATCGTCGTCAACCCGCTGAGCGCTGCCGAAGCTCCCGCTACGATCTGGTCCCAGAATCCATAGATCAGGGCGCCCAGCGCAATCACCCCAACTGCAATCAGCCCCTGCGGCGAGAAGAAGGCCGCCAGCATCGGCAGCATGCGGAGAACAAGACTGATGCCGCTGGCAATCACCGGGAACAGCCGCACAATCACCGCTCCTGCAGGCCCGATCAGCCGCAGGGCATTGACGAAGAGCATGAAGGACTGGGCACCCACCTTGACCACGGCGAAGAGCAGCCGGAAGATTCCCAGAAGCTTCAGGATCGTGGCTCCAACGAGGAGCTGATCCCCCGTCAGCTCCGTCCCGAAGAGCGTATTGAACGCACTGGCCACCAGCCCTGCCTGCTCCCGGATCACCTTGAAGGCCGGGATCAGCACGTTGACGAAGGTATCCCGGACCGCCAGTGCCGCATCCCGAAGATCGAGCAGCCACGTGTTGGAAACGGACTCATCCGGCGCCTGCGACAGGATGCTGACGAGATCGACGATGATCGATGACAGGCTCGACGCCAGTTGCTGCAGGACGCCACTGATTCTGTCAGAATTTGTTGCAAGTGCGTTCAGGATCGCATCCGTGGCCTGGATGATCGCAGGTGCCACCAGGGTTGCAAACTCGTTGGCATATTGCTCGAAGAGGAAGCCGACGAAGGCCAGTTCATCGGCAGCTCGTCCTGCAATCGAAGTCGCCTCAGTGGTCGCCGTCAGCCCCAGGGCCTCGATCTGCTGCCGGTACTTCTCGATGCCTTTGGCACCCAGGTTCAGGAACGGGATCAGCTTCGGGCCGATCCGCTTGCCGAAGAGCTCGACCGACAATTGGGTCTTCTGGGCCCCATCCTCCATGCTGGCAAACTGGGTGGCGACCGCCCGGAAAGCATCAACCGGCAGGATCTCCTGGCCGGGCTTCAAGCCGACGTTCTTCAGGATCCGCGACAGCGTCCTCGCACTTTCCGAGAGCTTCGCGGTCTCGCCTGCTCCCTGGCGGACCACCTGGCCATAGGTGCTGAAGCCCGAGATCACCTTGACGGTGCTGCTGGAGGCCTCCTCCATCGACCCCGAGAACCGGACATTGCCGGCCGTGGCTTTGGCAGTCGTGCCCTGAAGTTCCTTCAGCGCCTCCCCGATGCTGATAAACCCCCGGCTGAGCGTGCCACTGTCGATGCCGGAGGCCGTAGCGGCCGCCTGGAAGGTCTGGAGCTGGGTGACCGTCACCCCGAGGCTCGAGGCCAGGTCCCCCAGCTCATCGACCCGGTTCAGGCTGTTCCGGATGAAAGCACCTGCCGCAAAGGCAGCACCCGTCACGGCAACCGCAAACACCGTGACGCGGGCCGAGGTCGACGCAAAGGCGCTGCCAACATCAGCCAGTCCCTGGCTCAGCCCGGCAAAACTCGTCGTCACCCGGACCCCGGCCGTCCGGAGATCGGCAAAGGATGTCCGAAGACGCCCGAACTGGGTGGCAAATCCAGTTCCCAGGCTCACCCGGCTGAAGGCCTGTTCCAGCTTCCGGGCCGAGCGCTCGCCTTCCTCCCCCAGGCTTCGGAGCTGGCGCAGGATCTCTTCGCCACCTTCCAGCCGGATCGACTGGTTGATGACATTGCGACCGCTGGCCATCAGGTCCCCCGGAAGTTCTGGGCATAGAGTTCAGGAAGCCGGTCCCGCGCCCGGCGGATGGCCTTAGTGATGTTCAGCCGCTTGCGGATCGAGACGCTGTCGATCCCGACGAACAAGGGCACGGACGTCGTCCGCACACCGCCCCGGGCCGCAGCCCGGAGTGCTGACAAGGTCACCTTCGCGCGCTTGCCGGTCTTGGTCGCCCCCGTCTTCGCCACCAGCAGCGGTCGCTTGCCGGGTCGCTTCACATATTGCAGAGGGCCGATCTCCTTCTGATACCGCTCCGGCGTCATGCGATACCGTCCCGACCGCTTCGGCGTCGCGGGCAGCGGCGCCCACATGCGGGGTCGCCCCCGGATCGTGGCCCCCTCCTCGAAGACCCCGGCATAGGGGATCTTGTGGAAGATCTGGGCGGCCGCCTTCAAACTGGCTCCCTTCTTCGGGTAGACATTGAGACGCAACGCCTTGGCAAACTTGCTGCCGAGCCCTGCGCTCTGGATGTTGGCGCGGGCGTCGGTCTTGGCCAGTTCACCGGCTGCTGCGACGGCGGTCTGTGCCGCTTCTTCGATTGCCTGGGCAGGCGCCAGAAATGCGCGCTCGAAGATCCCCGGTTCGGAGCGGTAAACGATCCTGCGCATCGTCGGGCTCCTCTGATCACGACATGTTGCGCCACTGCGTCGTGGCAAGACTCAGCAATCAGTGATGCTGCTGGGGAGTAAGCCAATTCCAAGTCGAGCTATTCCAGATCCGCAATCCGAGCGAAAAGCACTAGCTGCTCCTTGCGCCCGCCTAGAGGTTCCCGGCCAATCTCCTTCCAGTCCCTTCCCGGTCCGACAGGATCCAGAACTTGTCCAGAAACAAGCAAGGGCACACGATATACCTTTGTGGCTTGCTCAATCTTGGCTGCCACATTCACGGTATCACCAAGTACGGTGAACTCGATCCTTCGCGCATCGCCGACGAGTCCCCAGTAGATTTCGCCGGCATGGATGCCGATTCCGATGCGGACCGGCGGATCGAAGTCGCGCTTGATGTTCCACTGATCGATGTAGCCAAGCAGGCGAATGGCGAACGAAATGGCACGCTGTCCTTCATCGCCCCTGATCTCCGGCACGCCGAACACCACCAGGGCACCATCGCCAATGAACTTGTCGACAACGCCGCCGTACTCGGCCGCCGCGCGCATCACCCGACGCCTGAAAGACGATATGAAAATGGAGAGCCGCTCCGGATCCATCTTCTCTGCCAGCGCGGTTGAAGCCCGGATGTCGGCAAAGAGGATCACCGCATTCTGGCGGCGACCCTGCCGCCATTGCTCGAGGCCGGCGCCTTCGACCAGCGGCGCGATTTCGGCCGGCAGGAAGCGCGAAAGATCCATGCGCCGCACCGTCTCGTCGACGGCGCGGAGGAGCAGGCGACGGGATCGCAGGATGACCAGCGTCGTGATCAGTCCAACGAGCAGAAGCATTACCGCCCGCATGATGTAAGGCGACAGCGAATGCAGTGAAGCGATGCTCGCAGCCTGGTTCGCCGGTGCTCCCGTCGAATCGAGGACCGGACGGAAACCGAGGTCAACGGCGACAACCGCAAGCGTGAGCAGCATGGCTGCCGTAGCCCAGAGCTGGACGGTCGGGCGGTACCGCAAGGCGCCGACTGCGAGAGCGAGCGGCGCGACCCAGATCACCGGAATAGTCGATATCCAGTTCCCGCCGAGCCCGATATTCGCAAGGCTCACATGCAGGCTGAGGCCAAGCACTGCGGCATCTGCCGTCACGAGCAGATAGGCCGTCCAGCGTCGAAAGAGGCCGCGTGACACAAGGACAAACGACATGACCCCCAAGGCGATATAGGCGCCGACGGTCGTTAGCCCGGTCGCAAAGTTCATGGGCCGATCGCCGTCCAGCAGATCAGCGCCGGATGAGACGAAGAGGCCCGAGATCAACAGCGCGAGGCCCACGGCAATCCGCACCCAGCCGACCGTATACTCACCCTCAAGCTCCGACACCTGAAGCAACTGCTCCACGGAGGTTCGACTGGCACCCCCTTCGTCTCTGGTGTCCGCGGCGCTCACAGTTGGCTTCGGTTCCTCTGTCAAAGAGTGGACTTACCCTGCGGCCCTCGACCTGCTTGGGCGGGTCACAGTATGACACAGTCCCTGGTCGGTCGAGAAATGCAAGTGGGCGTGAATAGTTGCCGCGGCCACGGAGTGGATATCGCATGAAGTATTGTGTCTGAACCGACACCCAAGGCTTAGCTGAACTCCTTGGTGCTCCCAAGCAAGCGTTCTGCATCGCGATAGCCTCAATCGTGATGGGTATCGAACCCTTCCAATCAAGGAACCCAACGACTGACACGGCTCTGCCGAACAAGTCTGGAGCCAACGGCCATCATGCGACCGGAGAGACCTCTTATCGTCGTTCACGAGAATGTCTCACCCGTCAGTTCGCCCGATTCATATGGTTAAGCGGATCATGCCGGATGCTGCGCCTTCACCTGCTGCATCTCGGTGAGAGGCCTGTACCCTTGGTCAATTCACCTTTTGCTGCCGAGCTCCCGAAGCAGCCGCTTGACCTCCTTTGGCTCCCCGCGCGCCGCAAGCGCCTGAAGTGCCAGACTGTCGGCCCTCTCCTTCGATACCCGCGCCTGCGCCACCTTCAGGAACCCTGCAATCTGCCGGGGCGTGTAGCTCCAGACATCTTGGGAACCGTGCCCCATGGCAATGAGGGCCTCTATGGCTTCGGCGAGCTCGGCTCCGGCATCCCGGAACCGCCGCCGCCTGCGGGCCTGAGCCCCAGCCGGGCTAGCTTGTCGACGAAAGGGCCAAGACCCTGCGGCATGGTGAGTGTCATGATGGCGGCGAGAAGCTCGGCCTGGTCATCCAGACCCAGACGACCCGCCGCCTTCTCCGCTTCCGCTTCACCCGCCTGACCGCAGCCGGCCGCGATCACGGCGGCAACAATGTCGCCACCCAGTGCCAGGAGCTGGTCAAGACCCACTTCCCGGCCTGAAATGAGTGCGCGGAGTTCCGGGAAGCGGAGCAGAAGCTGCGCCAGCCCCCTGACCGACACACCGGTGACCTCGATGGGCTGATTACGGATCGTGACGGCTTGGTTAAGGGGTGCAATATCAAGAAGTCCGACCATGTCATGTCTCTCCCTGTCAGGCTGCGGCGATCACAGCGGCGGTTGCGGCCGACGTCGCCGTTGTGGAGCCCGCGGCATTTGTGGCAGTGACCGCGACACTGAGGGCATCACCGACATCGCCTGCCACCGGCGTGTAGGTGGCACCCGTGGCGCCGGAGATGTTCACGCCTGCGTTCTTCCACTGGTAGGTGAAGACTGGGGTCCCGCTCCATTCACCCACTATGGCCACCAGCGGCTCGCCCTCCTGGGCGATGCCGGCAATCGACGGCAGGACGGTGTTGACGGGGACACTCTCGCCGAGGGCGGTGATGGTCCCGAAGGATCCCCCTGAGATCAGGACGTCACCCGTCAGCTCGATCGTCCCCCACTCGTCTGACAACAGCGAGATTGAGGACGAGGGCACGAACTCGACCGCGGGGAAGACCCATTCGTACTTGGGTCCCACTTCATTGGTCCCGGTGAACTTGAGCGACCCCTTGATCGCGTTGCTGTCGAAGATTTCGGTGAGGCTCTGGCCCCCAACAATGGCATTGGTGCCGAGCACGGCCAGCGCAATGTTGTCACGGGTCCATTCATCCAGCACCAGGCGGACGGTTCCCGATTTCTGGATCACGATGGACTTGTCCTTGGTCCGGACCCCTTCGCGTGACGAGAAGTGATCCAGCTTCTCCAGTTCGGGGGTAAACTCGAACTCGGTGCAGTTTCCCATGTCGGCATAGGCGCCAGCACCATCCTTGCGGAAGGACACAATACCCTTGCCGACGGTGTAATTGTTGATCGAAGCAGTCATATGTGGGCTCCATCTGAGGGACTTGCCGTCTCACGACGGGGGTTCGCGCCTTGCCCAAGGGCCTGGAAGGCAGAAGGAACAGATGGCCGAAGATGTGCTGGTCAAAGTTCATCCGGCCGCAGAATGTAGGAGAAAGTGAAGGAGAGACCCATCTCGGCCTCCATGGTGCGGCCGCGGGCAAGCCCCGTGGCGCAGCCCTCGTAGCGGATGTCACCATTGGGGCCGACAATCCCGGCCAGCTCGGAGTCCGTCAGCACCGTCTTGATGAAGGCAGCCCTGAAGCCGTTGATGGCGGTGCCGACAGCTTCGGGCTTCGCGCCGAGCATCAGGTAGATCTCCGGGGTCATGCCAATCCGCCGCGGGGCATTGGGACGCCTGGTCAGTCCTGCGGGATCCGCATCCTCGGCCGCCTCGTCGGCATCGAAAATGACGATGCACGGCCGCTGCCGGTCGCTGATCTCGTCCGTGTTGCGGAAAGCTGCAGCAATTCCGGGCAGGCCCTGGGCAACGCCCAAAAGACGGCCAAGGATCTGCTCACGCTTGTCGGTCATGCGGTGTCCTCGATCAGGAACAGATAGAGTTCACCCTCGGCCTCACCAGACGGCGCCGGCTTCGGCATCGTCGCCTTGACTCGCCAGGCTCGATCCCCCAGCACCAGCTGAGCGTCCTCGAGGTCGGCCGCATCAAATCCCTTCGATGCGAGATCCGCAGTGCGAGTGGTCACCGCCGGCCGGATGGTCTTGACGTCGATCGAGGACGCCTCCGCAACCTCGACACCCCGGGTCTGGTCGATCACGGTCAGCGCGACCCTGTCGCCGTAGAGGCAGACGAAGGTCGCCTGCACCCCGAACACCCGGTAGATCGGGGCGTAGAGGAGCGATGCGAAATCGATCATGCTGATACTCAAAGGTCCCAAGTCAAGGCGGCAGAACGCTTCAGGAGTTGATCACCGTCCGGCGCCCGGTTGGCAGGGCCATCGGCAGATCGGTCACACCGGAGATGATCATCAACCGCACATTCGAGAGGCGTGTCTGCGTTTCATTCACTGGCGAACTCGTCTCCGCCACGACAAGACTCGACGTGGTGACCCGGATCGTGTCCGCCATCAGACAAACTCCACGCCGAACTCCGAGGCCTCGATGTTGGCCTTTGACCAGGCATTGCCCGTTGCCGGGTTGAGCCCACAGAAGTCCTCGGCCTTCACGTAAGACGTTGTCGCCGTCCTGGCAGCACCATTGCGAACCGTACCGCCGCTGTCCTTCAACCTGTTGCGCCAGGCCTGCGTGCCGCTGTCGATCCTGGCCACACTTTCCACCTGAACGCCGATGATGCTGGCAGGTGTCCAGCCCATGCTGGCGGTCCTGTAGTCGTCGACTTGGCCCGAGGTTGTCGCAGCGACATAGGTGGCATCATCATCCTGGGTAGGATCATCGACCGCCGCAAAGTTGGCCCCCGCATTCGGCACCCACTGTGACAGCGCGCCATCGGCCGTTGGCAGCACGCGGCGCAGACGATGTTCGCCCGGCAGATGGCCGGTGAAGTCGGCCCCGCTGTCATCCCAGATGATCAGGTCGTCGATCCAGAGCAGATTGCCGCCATTGCCCGCCGTGCTGTTCGAATTGCAGCCCGCAATCACGACGCGGTCGAAGCTGTCGAAGTCGCCGCACACGGCGTCCGACGTATCGCCACTGACCACGGTCTGCTCGATGATCTCGCTTCCGTCGATCCACATCCGGGCGCTTCCGCTTGTCGTGCTGACCTGGAGGGCCGTCTCGACGTGATGCCAGTTCCCGTCATTGATGCCGCGGGTCCTCGTCGGTGGCCGACCCGAGACAATCTGGCCGGTGGCCTGCGCGTCGTCGAACCGGGTGTGGTAGAGGCCGTTGCTGCCGGCGAAGCCGAAGTCATAGCCCCAGTGGCTGTAGAAGCGATCGGGTGTTCCGTTCCGCAGCTGCAGGATGGGCCTGGTGCCGGTGACCGAGAAGCCGGTCAGCAAGCAGCGGATGTGATAGGCCATCCGCAAGGTGCTCCCCGCGGCCGGTGCCTGCTTCAGGAGCCGGATATGCCCGGTCGAGAGCGCCGCAGCGCGTGCCGCACCGCCCCCGAACCGGCCAGCGGCGGGTTCATAGGTCCCGCCGCCGCTGATGTAACCACCGGCGGCGCGGTATTTGGCCGTCGTGTCATAGCCGTCGAAGTGCTCGCAGAAGAGCAGTGCCATCAGGTCACCCGCTCGAAGCCGGCCTCAAGTCCGGCCAACAGCTTGGCCCTGGTCCAGCGGGACCCGGTCAGGGGATCGCGGATCAGCTCGAGGCGCTCGGCCCGATAAGTCGGGTCGACGCTGACAGTGGGACCGGTCAGGACCATGCCACCCCGTGTTGCCTTGATGCGGCCCGTATGGGCCAGGAGACCCTCGCGGCGCACCAGGGCCTCGGCATAGACACCATAGATCTCCGCGGGGTTGAAGGGGATGGTGTTGATCCGGAACAGGTCCTCGCCAACTGCCGTTGCGGAGGTGTAGGATCCATCCTTGTCGCGGATGACATCATCGACGTTCTCGACGTTCGAACCCGACAGCGGCGTGAAGTCATTCACGCTGCCATTGGCATCCGGCAGAACGGTTCGGATGCGGTGCCGGTCGGTGAGACGGCCGGTGAAGGCATCTCCCTCATCATCCCAGATGATCACATCATCCAAGTAGGTGCCGGTGTTCCCGCTGTTCGAACAGGACCCGCAGAGCAGGACGTGATCCATCACGGAGAAGTCCCCGCTTGCCGCGTCGCTGGTGTCGCCCGTGAAACTGATGTCGGCAACGCCATCCACCCAGGTCCGAACCGTGCCAGAGCTTGTGCCGATGAGGAACTCAACCTCGACGTGACGCCAGGCATTATCCCCCAGCGGAATCGTGCCAATCGCGGCCTGGCCGGGAGATGACGCGTCATCGAACTTCCGGACGCTCAGATAGACATTGGGCTGAGTGCCCAGCAGATAGAGACTCCACCAGCGGGTGATACTGTTGAGTGCCCCGACGAGGTTGAAGAAGGGCCGCCAGACCGTCGTGCTGAAGACGGCTGTACCACTGCCATAAGTCCTGAGCCAGAACGCCGTCCGGATCAGGGAGCCCAACGGTGTGCCGGTGAGCCCGAATCCCATGCCGCTGCTCAGGTCACTGCCAACAAGGCATCCGTCTCCCCAGTTGCTGAGCGTGTTCGCGGATCCCAGTGCGGCGCCTGCATTGATGCTGCGTGTTGCATTTGCGAGATCGCTGCCGCTGGCCCAGCCGTCAAAGCCTTCGGCAAAGAGCAATGCCATCAGTGGACCTGTCCTGTTGCCTCGAAGGTGAAGAAGAGATCGGCCAGTGTGGCATCCGGAGATCCGGGTGCCACGAGTTCCAGATGGTCCCCGCTCGCCATGGCGAAGCCTGCAATCGACACATAGCTCGCAACCGTGCCTGCCGCAGCAAAGCGCACCGTGCCGACACTGATGCCGTTCTTCTGGAGATCGAAGTCCGCCTGTGCTGCTGCCGCCGTCTTGGCCTTGATCACCGATCCCAACATCGATGCCGGAAACGACAGGGATTCGTTTGCCAGGAAGGCAAAGACGACGACGCTTGCTCCCGGCGCACCACCGAAGGTGCCCATGAACTTCGGCTTCCGGGCTTTTAGCGGGTGGACATAGACCTTGTCGCCATTATCCTGCAGCACGATCGCACGATCATCGATCGCGAAGTCGTGGCTGACGCCGCCTGGCAGCACCAGGTTTGCGCCGTGCGTCATTGTCGCTGCGACATCGAAGATCAGCATACAATGACGGCCATCGACAGCTGAACTCCAGTCGATGTCTGTGATCGGCCCGGTGCCCGCGGTGATGTGGATATGGCTGCCCGGCCCGAGCGTGATAGTGTCTGCAAGGGCAACATTCGCGCCCTTCATCTCGGGCTTCAGCGGGCCTTCGGTGACGGTGTTGTTCCGCCAGTAAAGCCCCGCCGAGGTCTGCCAGAGGTCACCATCTACAGGCGATGACGGCGCAACGCCCGTGTTACCGCCAAGATTGATCAATGCCCCGCCCGCCACAGACGGATTAAACGTCTTCTTCGCTGTATAGGTCTCAGCCTTGTTGATGAAACTCGTGAAGTACCAGACACTCGCAAGATAGATGACGAGATTCGTGCCGCCGGACGCATAGACATCGCCATGCACTGGCGATGAAGGTGCCGTGCCGCCGGGGATGCGAAATGATGCAGATGTACCGGTTCCGGGTTTGAAGTCCACACGACCGGTCAGGGCGCCGCCGCCGAGTGCAAGGTAGGTCGCGGCGAGGTAGGCGATCAGGTCGGTCTGATCGGTGATGGTTCCACCGAGATCGCCCCAGTCGCTGGCGCCACCGGACGTGGGGGTAACCCACTGGGTGTTGTAGTCGGTGGCATCGATCTTCGCGAGAATCTGACCCGTCGTGCCGCCGATCGGAACGCCGACGCCATTGGATCCCGGCGCACCATCGGCGCCGGCAGGACCAGTAGGACCCATCGGCCCAGCGGGTCCTTGAATGCCCGCCGCCCCATCTGCGCCGGCAGGACCCTCAGGCCCAGCAGGTCCGGTTGCACCAATAGGTCCTTCTGGACCCATGGGGCCGGTAGGACCTGGTGGACCTTGAGGACCTGGTGCGCCCTCAGGGCCTGCGGCACCTTCTGGACCTGCTGGACCAGTTGGACCCGCAGGACCGGCTGGTCCATCGGCACCCGGAGCCCCCGCGGGTCCCTGTGGTCCGATTGTCCCTTGTGCACCGACTGGCCCCGCGGGGCCCTGCGGCCCGGTTGGTCCAGCCGCACCATCGGCACCAGCTGGGCCTACGGGACCCGGGGGACCTTGAGGACCTGCGGGGCCGATCGCGCCATCGAGGCCGTCAACACCTTGTGGACCGGCCGGGCCCTGGCGACCGATGGGACCTTGAGGACCCGGAACGGCAATCTCGACGACAGCGGGTTTGTCCGGAACAATGATCTCGATCACCTCAAGCGTCATCGTTCGAACCCCTGAAGTGCCTTGAAAGAAATCATGCCCCATGTCGGAAATTTGAGTGCATCCCGGAGCCAATCAGCTTCCCGATCTCCGAGGTCAGATTGCAAGGGGCGAACCACCATCCAGCGCGGTCAATCTCGTACAAGGCCCTTGAATTTGAGTTTGGCGTTACGCAGCGCTGGGACTTGGACAACATGACGCAACACGGATTTCAAACAGGCCAAACCCCACAGAAGCGACATGGCGGTTAGTGGTCCGTGATTTGGCGTATGAGTTTCAGGTCAAGATTGCGCGCGCCGACGCAGTACAAGGGGGCCAAACAAAACCGCGAATCCGCCGAAAGCCAAGATCCAGGCAAAAGCCGCCGCGATGTGAAACAACTCGGCCCAGGTTGGCAAGACGCCTGCAGCGGCGCGCAGGATAACAGCCGTGACGCAGGCCAAATAAAGGACGGTCGTACCACGACCCGCTGTCAGCGCCTGGCCGGTGTGACCAAGGGTGGCGCGAGTCATGACGGCGAGTGTCATCAGACCAATCGTCCCGGCCATCCACAGATGCTGGCCCGCGGCGAGGCCCCAGAGTCCTGGCCAGAAAATGTCGGCGGCAACAGCGAAAGCACCCAGCGGCAGGAAGGCGTAACCGACATGAAGCACCAACACCAGTGGCTCCGCAGCGGTGCGCTCCCCGGCCCAGCGAGCGAGGCGGATCGCATGCATTGCGCCGGCGAGCGCCAGACCTGCACCACTCATGACATGGTCAGGAAAGACGACCCATAGAAGGAGCGCGACGATCAAGACGGCCAGCGCAACCACGTCGAAGCGTTGCATCGGTGAGGCCGGCATACGCCCGGCGTTGCGTCTAACCAGCCAGTTGCGCGTGAAGGAAGGCACGATACGCCCACCGATTAGCGCGATCAATGTGAGTACGGCGGACAGGCCGATGCGCAGACCGATGCCCTGCGCCGCGAAAACACCTTGCGCCGTCTCCACATGGAAGACGAGGTTACCCATGGCGAAGACGATGAGCAACAACAGTACAGGCAGGTTACGCCAGTTCTTGCCCGTGATGATCTCGCGCGCAATGACCGCGGCAAGCGCGGCCGGCAGTGCCAGATCGGCAAAAATAACGAGCAGCAGCGGCATCGACGCGGACAGCGCTACGGCGATGCGACCCATGATCCAGAGTGCAAAAAGGCCGCCCAGTGGCCATCCGACGATCGGCAGGCGGCCCGTCCAGTTCGGCACTGCGGTCAGCAGGAACCCCGCGATCACGGCACCGAGATACCCGTAGAGAAACTCATGCGCGTGCCAACTGACCGGATCAAACCGCGTCGGGAGGATGCTCATGCCGCTGAGCATCGGGATCCAGAACGCCATGGCGAGCGCTGCCCAGAGCGCCGCACCGAGGAAGAACGGCCGAAAGCCGTAGGTCAACAGCGCCGGGCCGCGCCAAGCGCGCATCTGTTCGGCAGAGGTGGTCATGGGGTCGCCGGCTCAGCGGGTTGGAGCCGTTCGACCATCGAAAACGGCTCTGCTGGCAAGGGCACCTCGTTGCCGAGTTGGCTCGCATCGGCTGCCTTGGCGAGCCAGAAGCCGCCCTGTCCGCGCCTCCTTTCGACGAAGCCCGTTTCCGCCAGACGCCGAACGATCTTGACGAGATGGTTCTGCGACAAACGGAACTCGTTCGCGACCTTGGCCGTGTTGAATAACCGCCCAGGCGGGCTGGTAAGTCGTATCAGGGCCCGCACTCCATCTTCGGTGAACTTCGCCGGCTGCATCTGACCTGCTTGATCTACCTCAAGGCAAATGACCGGTTCGGATTGAAAGTTGCACTTAAAATAGCACTTCTAGACTACAGCGCAAGGAGTTCCTCCGATGCCGGTGACAGAGACGAGCATCGATCCCGTCAACGCGGCCTCTCTGTTCTTGGGTCGCCCTGTCGGAGACGTGGCAGCTCACCTTGCCGGGGCCACCACTGTGTTCCACCGCCAAAAGATCGACTTCTGCTGCGGCGCCGATGTAAGCCTCGCCGAGGCGGCACGGAAGCGAGGGGTCGACGCCCAGGTGATCGCGGCCCAGCTTGTTGATCTCAGCTCAAGCGTCATCATTCATCCCTTGCACAACAAGCAGACTTCCAGACAGGAGGGTGAACTCGTCACCACCAATCCTTCGCTCGATCTCGTAGCGGTTGCGAAGTCTGCCCACGGCAAGGAGACGGGTTTCGGCCGGCGAGAGCCTTAGGGTGACCTCGCCCATCGCAGGCAACGGCATCTTCAGGCTGTTGTCGGTCGTCGTCTTCCGGAGAATTGACGTCGTCGTCTCGGCGATGAAGATGATCTCCGAACCCGTCAGGTCAACCGGACTGCCGGCCCCGTCCTTGAAGCGGAACAGGCGTTCATAGGTGTTGCCGCGGCGGAGGCCGGTGAGATCGAAGCGTGTCGACATGTCCTTCGTCTGACGTGTCAGAAACTGCCGTTGAGCCTGACACGACCCGTCGTCTCATCGGCACCACTGCCAACAACACCAAGCGCCACGCCAATCAGCGTGTTGTCGGTGGCCGTCTTGGTCGTCCGCTTGTTGGTATTGTCCCAGTAGATCTTGTCGCCAACGGCCCAGGCCTGGGAGCCCACCTTGGTGATGTCGATGACACCGACGGTGAGTGTCTCAACCGGTTCACCGGAGGCTGCATCATGGGCAGCAATGCCGAAGATGGCGCCGACCAGCAAACCACTGCCCGACGTGATGGCGGCTAGGGCGGTGAGCGTAATCGTGTGGCCGGGCTGGATATAGTTCTTCATGGGCAATGTTCCTTCTCGGATTGAATGACAGGGTTCAGAGACAGCGACGGCGGCATTTCTGCCGCCCGCTGCATCCGGTTCAGGTGGAACTGCCTCAGTTCAGGGCAACACCAGGGTTCTTGTAGAGACCGCGCCAATCGATCGCCTTGGCGCCAAAGTCGAGACGGGCCTTGATCTCGACGCCATCGACATCAAAGCCCATGCGGGTCTCGATGAAGACGCCCTCTTGGCCTTCGAGGAAGGCATATTCGATGGTGTCGATCGCGGCGGGACTTGCCACGAGATACCAGGGAATCGCACCTGAGGCCGGGTCGAGCCGGGGCTCGGAGACCACGACCAGGCTCCGAATGTTGGCCGGAACCACGTCCGTGGACTTCGCCGGCACGAGGTTCTGGGCCAGCAATTGCTCGGCAGCGAGCTCCAGCGAGGTCGGCACCACGAGGAAAGAAGGCCTGATATTGAGCACCGTCTTGCCATCAAGCCCGGTCTGGCGCGACATGGCGGTCCGCGCCTTGGCCAGATTGGCGACATCAAGGGCCGTTCCCGCACCTGCCAGGTTGTTGTGGCCGGCATGGAACAGGGTCTTGCCATCGGCCATGTTCGGATTGGACGTGAAGATGCTCCAGACCACGTCGGACTCAAGGGTGGCTGCCGAGGTGCCGAAAAGCGACGGCACCCGGGTGAAGGCATCGAGATCGTCATTGATCAGAACCTGGCGGGTGATGCCGACGACCTTGCCATAAGTCTCGACGCGGTAGGTCTCCTTCGCCTCCCCGATGGTGCCGCGCTTGAACTCGCCGGACTCATTCACTTTCTCGAGTTGCGGGGCTTCACCGAGTTGCAGGCGCTGGACCGCCTTGAAGTCGGCAACGGTCGCGCGCCTGGAAATTGCCTGGTAAGTCCGTGGTGCGGCTTCATAGGCTTCCCTGAGAGTCCGGTTGGTGACTCCAGCCAGGATCTGCGGGAAGTCGGAGGTCGAATGAAGGGCACGGGTGGCAATCTCGTCGCGACCCAGACCTTTCACACGCACACCTTCCGCCTCGAGGAAGCTCCGCGCCATCTCGATGAGACTGAGTCCCCGCCAGTCCCGGGCTGCGTCCGTCAGCTTGAAGCGGCCTGGCTCGAAGCGATGAAGAAGTGCGGTTTCAACCGCTGCACGCCGGGTTTCCACCTCATCCTGACCACCCATGCGGATATGGGGGCGGGTTTCGATCGTGGCATCGCGTGCCGCGGCCGCATCAATGAGGGCGGCACGGGCCTCGCCGATCACGACGCCGCGCTTGACCAGATCATCGGCCAGGGCCTGGTCGACATTCAACTTGCGGGCGGCATCATAGATGCCGGTCACGCGGGCACGTTCCTCGGCGAGAATGCGCTCAGGCTTCACGTCGGGCTGGCTGTCGCCGCGCCGCTGCTCGCTGGCCGGCGCCGGCATCTGGCGCTGCTCCCGCTGTTCAACAGCGGGCATGGGGATCACGGGGATTGGGTCTTGTGGCTTAGACTCGGTCTGCGCCGCTACAACTTCGGGCGTTGAGTCAGTCATTGTGGTTTCCTCTTCATGAGTGGGATCAGCGGGGTTGCTCTGCCGCAACAGGCGGCAGAGCGTTGGCGCAGTGGTGGAGCGGAATCCTGCCGCGCCATCGGCACCGACGGGTACGGCCGAAAGCTCGAGGGGCTGCCAGTCGACCGCGGTCCAGACGGGAACAGCGCCCTCTTCTTCGCGGATTTCGTAGGTTCGGACGGTGTAGCCCACCGAGACATTGCGGATGATGCCCCCCTTCACATCCTGCCAGATGGGCTCGACATCGGCCCGGTCGCTGAAGCGGACCGTTGCGCGGCCGACGTAAGTGCCACCCTCACGCGCAATCCAGGCGCGCTCAACGACCCCGATCACGTCATCGAGATCAAAGGCACCATGAGCATTGAGCAATGGCGCTCCGCCATTGAGCCGTGTCAGGTCGACATGGGCCGGATCAAGCGAGAGAATCTCCTCGTAGGCCTTGCCGCTCCACGGATCCCGGCGCCGGACGGCTGCACCGCTCGACCATACAACTTCAATGGTGCGGGTCTCGGCAACGGCACTTTCCGCCATCAGCCGCACATCCAGGCGGGTCTGCATGGGAAGATCGACGGTCGATGCGTCGGCTGCAAAGACAGCCGGTGGATCATGTTGGGTCATGGGCCCTCGCTAGGTGTTGGCGGGAATGTCGCTGGCCTCGGACGAGGCCTTCTCCTGGCCGGTCTTCGTCGAGCGCCGGGGATCGGTATCCAGTGTGATACCGGCGGCATCGAGTTCGGCATTGGTGGCGGCGATCTCACTCAGGACCTGCGCTGGGTCATAGCCTTGGCGCGCGATTGCCTCTTTCAGAGTCATGACGCCAGCACGGACGGCCAGAATGTCGGCCTGGATGTCCTTCAGCGGGTCAACCGCCTCAAAGCGCGGCGCTGTCCATTCCGCCGTGATCGGACCTTCCGGCAATTTGCCCGCAACCTGCGCCAAGGTGACAAACCGCGACCACACCGGCTGGCATAGGCCTGGAACAATGACCTGCCATTGCAGCGCCTCCATCCGGCGGCGAAACTCGATGAGCCCCGCCCGGATCGACGAGTAGTTGACCTGGCTCAAGTCACCGGTGAGCAACTCGTAGGTGAGGCCCACACCTGCTGCGACAGCATGAAGTTGCAGGCGCATGTATTCGGCATAGCCGCCATTGGCCGAAGGGTTCGCGAACTTTACGTCCTTGCCCGGCTCCAGATACTCGATCATGCCGGGCTCGAAGGCCTCGATCCTGTCACCGTCGGCGTTGATGTTCGTCTTACCCAGCGTGTCCTCGTCCTGGGAGCCGGTTACAAAGGCTGCAAAGCAGGCCTCGATCTTCTTCCGCATCAACTCGGCATCGTCATAGTCATCAAGATCCCGGAGCTTCAGGATCACGGGTGCAAACCAAGGCACGCCCCGGACCTGTCCCGGCCGGAGACGCTCATAGAGATGCAGCACCTGGGCTGCCGGCACCGGCTTTGAGACCAACACCCTGCCGCGGCTATCGCCCGGATGGGTCGAAAACAGCCAGTAAGCGCGCCGTCGTCCCAGGGCATCGAACTCGATCCCCTGAACGATGAACCCGCCATCGGGGAGTTCACTCGACTTCATGCTGTCCAGATGATCGGGCTCAAGGACCTGCAACTGCAATGGCACCGGCAACCCGTCTTCGATCCTGCGATCCCGGAACCGGATCAGAACCTCACCGCTTTCCGCCATGGTGCGGACCACAAGCGCCTGCAACCCGCCGAAATCCGTCAAGCCGTCGGCATCGCTGTTTGCCGCAAATTCCAGCCACAGCTGATCAGCTGCCTTTGCAACTGAACTTCGCTTTGCCCTGGCACGCGGAACAATCCCCGTCCCCACCAAATTGCTGACCAGCGCATGCACTGCCTTGGTGGCATAGGGATTGTTGCGCACCAGATCGCGCGATCGCTCGCGCAGCCGTGACAAGGCTGGCGCAATCTCGGCATTGGCGCCGCTGCCGGTCGTCACCCAGCCATCGGTGCGCCGCCCGATCTTGGCGCCCTCATAGGCTCGTTGCATCAGACCCAACGCCTGCCGCTGCCGCAGACGGCGCAAGGCAGCGCCTGGCGCCACTGCACCAATCGCCCGGTCGATCCAGTTCATGCTTGGTGTCAGCCTTTACGGAATGACGCGAGGCTTCGCTTCGGAGCACGGTTGCCGGACTGTCCTGCCATCTCTGTTTCGATGATTCGAATGCGACTCAGCAGATCAGCGGCAGATCCATACTCGACACTTCGGCCCTCAAAGCTCACGCGCAGTGTTCCTGCCGCATAGGCCTTCTTGAGGGCATCGAGTTCAGGTTGAGTCCAGGACATGGCGGCACACTCTGCTTTCAACCAGGGTCAAGTTGCTAGAGACTTTGAACTTCAAAGTTGCAAAGATTCAACTTGCTTACACCTGCACGCCAGCCTAGGTGAACTGCCATTGATGCTGTCGCGCATTTCATTCTGCAAGAACAGCTATGACTCAATCACCAACGGCGCCTCGCGCACGCAAAGTAAACTTACGAAAGGTAAGACTAATGTCCACGATACGTCAGCAAAAGACACTCGAAAAGATCATCGTGATGGCGCAGGATCTGCTGGCCGACATGCAGAAGAGGAATTCTCTGATCGGCAGTGCCGCAGGAAAGACTGGCCGCAAAGTGGTACGATTGCGCCGAACCTCGGAAGAAGCAAAGAAGATGAAGGCTGACGTTCTTGCAGCTCTCAAAGCCGGCAAGCCCGCAACCGCGATCGCCAAGCGCTACAAGGTCAGCACGGCTTACATCTACATGCTGAAGACTGCTGCTTAACTTCACCGAACGCAGCGGGTGCGAGTGCCTCGGTGTACTTGAGGTGAAAGTGACGTCGCAACCGGTCTCAGGCTCAATTGCTCCGCCACCGCGGTGACTTGCCCCGTTCGAAGCTGCCGTTGCAGTCTCTTTGTAACATTTTCCGGGCGTCATATCCCCGCAAGTGTCTCGAATGAGTCAGTATCTAAACGTCAACTGTCATGAAAGAGAACGAAAGTGGCTACAGGCACTGTTAAGTGGTTCAATTCCCAGAAGGGCTTCGGATTCATCGCACCAGACGGAGGTGGTCCGGACGTCTTTGTTCATGTCAGTGCCGTCGAGCGCGCAGGCCTCAGAAGCCTGAACGATGGACAGAAGGTTTCTTTTGAAGTCGTCACGGATCGCAAGAACGGCAAGTCGTCGGCTGACCAGCTGAAGACCCTGTAACAGCGCGACGGGGGTCCGGCTTATCTGAGCCAGGCCTTTCGCCGCGAAATCCAAACTTGATCGCGCGAGGGAGCAGTTGCCTGCCCCTCGCGTTTCTTCTTTCGTGACATCATGTCACGCGAAAGCGTTGCCGGACTTGAATCCCTGAGTTCGGTTTCGAGCGCCTGCCAGCGCTCCTCCGACCAACGATCGACCCCGATGATCCAGGCGGCAGCCCGTGCATAGACGCGCGTGTCGAGCGCTTCGTTGCGTTCGCGAAGCTTCTGCCACTCGAGGCGCTGGAAACCCCGCTTATCCTTGACCGTTACCAGTTGCTCGGCGACGAACTGCTTGCACCACTCGCTGTCGGCCCAGCCCGGCAGGTGGATGGTGCCGGGCGGATGATTGATGCCAGCAGCGATCTCCTCGTCCGTTGGCCGATCAAGCCGGAGGAAGCGGTAGGTCTCGGCCTTGAAGGTCGAAACGGCGACGGTCCAGAGCCTGGCTCCGCGGCGGAGCCGCTTGCCGTTGTCCGTTGCATCCACATAGGTAGGCCCCGAGACCGGGCTTGCCCTATTGAAGCCCTCGACACCCTTGATGGGAGCAACTTGCGCAAATCCTGCACGGCGTGACCAGGCATAGACAGCTGGCGCCTCATAGCCCGTATCGATCGCCAGCTTCTGGATCCTGAGGTCGGCTCCGGTCTCATGGCGCCAGGTCCGGTTCAAGATGGCATCAAGCTCTGACCAGCTGGTCGGTCGTCCAGGTCCGCCTTCGATGACGATGTGATCGATCAGCCAGCTCTCGAGTCCCCGCCCCCAGGCCCAGACATCGATCTCGATCCGGTCCTTCTGAACGTCAGCACCGGCGGTCAGAAGCAGTCCGCTGGCCGGCACGATTCCAGACTTCCAGGTCTCCCGGCGATCGTAGAGGCGCTGCCAGTCGGGCGCTTCGCCTGATTCCATCCAAGTCTCGCCGAGGAGCACGTTCTTCGCCGTCTTGAGTGCGGCATCATTGTTTTGGGCGTCTTCCCAGCTTCGGGCAATGTCGGACCAGCTGGTCCAGCCCACTGGGGAATAGAGCGCCGAGAGATGGTAACCTCTCGTCCGCGGATTTGTACCTTGGGCTGTCGGGCGCCACTCCCCCTGGGCCAGCATCTCGGTCTTGGCCGCTTCGCTGATCGGCTGGTCACAGGCTTCACAGGTATAGTGTGCGGTCTCAGGATTGCCCTTCTCCCAGCGCAGCCGCTCGAACTGCAGCCACTGCATGGATTGGCAATGCGGACAGGGCACGAAGAAGCGCCTCTGGTCAGAGGCTTCATATTCCCGCTCGATCCGTGACAGTCCCTTGATCGTCGGCGTCGAGACGAGAAACAGCTTCTTCCGGTGACCGAAGGTCGCCGTTCTGGCCTCCGCCAGGGCAATCGGGTCACCTTCGCCGTCGACATCGCCCGGATAGGCGTCAACCTCATCCAGAAACACATAGCGCGCCGGCATGGAGCGAAGCCCCGTGGCACTGTTGGCACCGGTCAGCACCAGCTGCCCGCCCGGGAACCGCTTGGCCAGCACCGTGTTGCCGCTGTCCCTTGACCGGGCCGGCGCCACGATCTTGCGAAGCTCCGCACTCTCCTCGATCAGAGGATCAATCCGCTGCTGAGAATTGCGCTTGGCCAGTTCAACCGTCGGCTGCACGGCCAGGATCGGCCCCGGCGCCTGGTGAATGACAAAGCCGATGAAGTTGTTTCCAGCCTCGGTTGCCCCGGTCTGGGCCGCCTTCATGAAGACCACCCGCTCGACCGGGCTCGAAGGCGAGAGGTTCTCCATGATCTCGCGCATGTAAGGCGTGCGGGACGTCCGGTATCTTCCAGCTTCTGCCGCGGCTCGGCCAGACAAGATCCTGTAACTGTCGGCCCATTCCGCGACTGTCATCGGTGGATCAGGGGTCAAGCCGTCGGTGAGACTCCTCAGAAATGCGTGGTTGCCTTCGTAGTCATGGGCCGAGGAGATTGAGTTCATCTCCCGCTGAGGCCTTGAGCTGTTCCCGGACATGATGGGTGAGGAGTCCTTCGAGCTTGTGGACTTCCACCCCGAGATCTGCCGCCATCAGGGCCGCAACCCGTGCCGGCCAGTTGACCCAGGCATCCCGCAGCCGCCTGGCAAAGGCAAAGCCCTGCTCGATCGCATAGTCCCGCTCCACCACCTCGCCCTTCTCGCGCCGGAGCTTCTCGCGGAGCAGCTGCACAGTCAGAACCTTCTCCGCCGTCCGGGCATGGAGGTAGCTCATGCCACCGACAACCGGAGCTCCCGCTTCCGACAGCGTGTCGCGAACGGCTCCCACTGCTGCTGTGGGCACGGGCTTGAGCTGCGGCGCGTCGCGCGCCTTGGAGGGATCGGCATTCTGGACCCAGTCGCGGTTTGCCCGGACGGGATCAATCGTGCCATCGGGCTCCAGCGTCAACCGACCTAGGCTGATTGCCTTGCGCACCGCCGTGTGGCTGACACCCCTTTGAGCTGCATAGGCGCGGATTGACAGTCCCATGGATGCACTGCTCCCAAGAAAGCAATCTCATTGCTGCTTATCAAGTGGATCATCAGATCCAATCGAGCAAATGTCAGATCATGAGGTCAACCAAGAGGAGGCCCCAAAATGCAACTGAAGCGCGGCGAAGATCCCACTTTCAAGGAAAGTGAACGCGCCACGTAACACGGCTCAGACGTCATGCGTTCCTTCGCCTCGCGCGTGACGCGGGGCTCGAGGCCGTAGCAGCCGGCGATCCCCGCCGGTTCAGACAGGCCCGAAGGAGCCATCCAACAATGACCAAGCTTTCCGATACCCAACTTGTTGTCCTCAGCGCCGCAGCCAAGCGGCCGACCCTCCTGGCGCTGCCATTGCCACCCCGGCTCAAGGGCGGAGCAGCCCACAAGGTGATCAAGCCGCTCATCGCCAATCGCCTGCTTGAAGAAGTCGAAGCGAACATCCGCCGCAGCGATCCCGTCTGGCGCAAGACCGGCGATGACCCTGGCGTGAGCCTGATCATCACGGCCGCTGGACTGAGTGCCATCGACGTCGAGCGAGAGGCCGCATCGGGCAAACGGAAACCGGCCAAACCCCGGAAGCCGCGAACGGAAGAGTCCCAGAGCCCTAGGCATCGCAGCGACACCAAGCAGGCCGAGATGATCGCCCTGCTGCAGCGCGCCAAAGGAGCGACCCTCGATGAACTTGTCACCGCCACCGGCTGGCAAGCGCACACGGTGCGGGGTGCCATGTCCGGTGCCCTCAAGAAGAGGCTCGGCTTCACCATCGGGTCCGAGAAGGTCGACAATCGTGGCCGCGTCTACCGGATCGAACGGTGACCGCCATGAGAACCATTCGCATCACCTCCGAAACCCTGCAAGCCATCCGGGATCTTGCCATCCTGCCGTTCCGGTCGAACGCCACACAACAGGATGACGGCACCTGGCTCGTGCCCCTTGATGAGGACGTCTGGCAGCGGCTTCATGAGATGCAGTTCCCGGCCGAGAGCATGGACGACACCCTGACGCGCATCATCCGGAACTATCGGGGGCTCAAGCCGAGTTGA